GTTATTTTTCTACATCGGCCGGGGGAGATCATGGCTGTCAGAGATCGAATCAAATCGTTTCGGCGGGTCCGGGCAAAGGACTTGCTCACAAACCCCAAGAACTGGCGGACGCACTCCGATGCCCAGGCGAACGCCCTGCGGGGAATCCTAGCGGAGGTCGGCTACGCCGATGCTCTGCTGGCCCGGGAGACCGAGGCGGGGTTGATGCTTATCGACGGTCACCTCCGCGCTGAGACCACGCCGGATCAAGAGGTGCCGGTGCTCGTGCTGGACGTGACGGCCGAAGAGGCCGACAAGATTCTCGCCACGCTCGACCCGCTGGCTTCGATGGCGGATGCCAACCAGCAGAAACTTGGCGAGCTACTCCGCGAGATCGACACCGAGAGCGAAGAGCTGCAAGCGATGCTCGACTCGCTGGCGGAAGAGAACGACATTGATCTATACGAGACCAACGGCGAAGCGGCGGAAGATCCGGGTGCTCAGATCGACAAGGCTGCCGAACTGCAAGAGAAGTGGGGCACCGAGCGCGGGCAGCTTTGGGAGATCGTGGGGAAGCAGACGCATCGGCTGTTGTGTGGTGATTCGACGGATGAGGCGGATGTGGCCACTGTGATGGATGGGGATGATGCGGACTTGGTTTTCACTTCTCCACCCTATGGCCAGCAGCGAGACTACACCGACGCCAGCGACGTAAGTGACTGGGACGGGTTGATGAATGGAGTGTTCGGTAATTTACCGACGCACGAGAAAACGCAAGTGCTGGTCAACCTTGGGTTGATTCATCGGGACTGCGAGTGGATACCGTATTGGGAGTCGTGGATTGAGTGGATGCGAGAGCAGGGGTGGCGGCGTTTCGGGTGGTACGTTTGGGATCAGGGTCCAGGGCTGCCTGGGGACTGGAACGGAAGACTTGCTCCATCGCACGAATTCGTTTTTCATTTCAATAAGAATGCACAGAAGCCTTATAAGTGGACTGAAAAGCTACCAGAGAGCATCGCGGTTAATCACGGAGGCATGCTACGTGGCAGCGATGGCGTGGTTCAAGTTCCGACGTCACCGAAGGCAGGATTGCAGGCCACGAAGATTGCGGATTCTGTACTGCGAATCATGCGTCATAAAGCTAGAGGCATAGAGTGCCAACATCCAGCAATCTACCCAGTTAGGCTACCGGAAAGTGTAATGAAATCCTGGCTCGGATCGGTTTACGACCCCTTCCTCGGTTCCGGCACAACAATGGTAGCCGCCGAGCAACTATCCCGCCGCTGCTACGGAATGGAGATCGAACCCAAATACGTGGCCGTGGCATTGGAACGCATGGCCGGCATGGGATGTGAGGCGAAGCTCATCAAATGAGTGTGGACCTAAAAGAACTTGATAAGAAGCGGCGGGCGCTTAATCGCAAGTACAAGCAACTTGCGGGTCAGGCTGGGCCTTCGTCGATTGCCGGCAGTCAAGCCGAGATTATGCGAGAGCGGCGGCGGCTGGAGCAATCGATCTACGTGCCCGACGTGGCCGACCCGGACCGGCGCCGAGCCTGCGAAGCGGACATCTTCTCATTCCTGAAAACCTACTTCAGCGATTCCTTCTACCAGCCGTTCACGGTCAAGCGAGCGGAGATTGTTACCGACATTTTGAACGCTGCCTCGCAGGGTGGAGACCAGGCCACGGCCGCTCCGCGTGGCGACGGCAAAACGACCATCGTCGAGTGCGTAACGATCTACTGCCTCAACCTGGGCCTGCTCAAGTTCCCCTTGATCTGTGCTGCCACGGGACCGGACGCCACGCGCATCCTAGAAAACATCAAGCGGCAGTATGAAACAAACGACCTACTGGCCGCCGACTATCCCGAAATCTGCATCCCTATCATGAAACTCGAGCGCTGGGCATCTCGAGCTCTCCAGCAGACGGTCGACGGCGAATTCACGCTGATGACCTGGGGTAAGGACAAGGTCGTCTTCCCTACTGTACCCGACAAGTACGGGCTACCAGAGAACGCGGGCTCGCTGGCCGCTGGCTCCGTTCTCATGACACGCGGGTTGGATTCCGCCATTCGCGGCATTCGCTTGGGCACGGTGCGACCCGACCTCGTCATCATCGACGACCCCGAAACGCGGGAAAGTGCGGAAAGCGACGTGCAAATCGAGCGACGCTCCAAAACCATCGAGCAGGACATCGGCGGCTTGGGCGGGCCAGGGAAGGCTATGTCGCGGCTTTTACTCTGCACGATCATGAATCGGAAGTGCGTGGCCCATACATACACCGACCGCCAGCAAAAGCCATCGTGGAACGGCAAACGCTACCGCCTTATCGAGGAGTGGCCCGAACGTGAAGATCTCTGGGACGAATACATCTTATTACGTCAATCGGGCATGGCCGAGGGTGATACGACGGCGAAGGAAGCTTGCGAGTTCTACAAAAATAACCGCGAGGCGATGGACGCGGGCGCGGTGGTCTCGAACAAATACCGCTACATCGAGGGCGTGGAGGCGTCGGCGCTCGAGCATTGCTATCGCATCATCGCCGACCGGGGCCGCGAGGCCTTTCTTACCGAATATCAAAACGACCCGCCCGAGGACGCCGGCCCGCAAGAGAGCGGCATCAACGCCCGGCTGGTCCAGTCGCGGGTCAACGGCGTTCCCAAGCTGATTATTCCCGAGGACTTCTCACTGTTGACCGCGGGCGTAGACATCGGCAAGCGGGCTATTCACTGGACCGTGCTGGCTTGGAAAACAAACGCCACGGGGGCCGTCATCGACTACGGCGTGGCCGACGTGTTCCCCAAGGATACGGCCGACCGACAGTCGGTCGAGATCGCCATTTCCCAGTCGCTGCATCAACTGCGGGACTATTGGCTATCGCTGCCCTACATGACGGCCGATGGGGAGATTCTGCCCATCAAACAGGTTTTGGTTGACTCGGGAAACTGGACCGACGCGATTTATGCTTTCTGCGCCAAGACGGGGCAGAAGATGTTTCGGCCCTCCAAGGGCTTTGGTAGCTCGGTCGACGGTCGCAAGTCACCGTTTCGCGCAGCCAAGGAAGGGACCAGCGATAATATCCCCGGCCAAATGTGCTGGCTCTCGAGGCAAAGGGGCAACGTCTGGCTGGTCGGCATGGATACCGATTTCTGGAAGGGCTGGCTACACGAGCGATTGATGACCGACATGGACAAACCGGCCAGTATCACGCTGTTCGGCAGCGAACGGCGCGAACACACGGCCTACGCCCATCATCTCGTGGCCGAGGTGGAAACCACGGAATTCGTCCCCGAAAAGGGCTTAAAGCATTATTGGAAGCAAAAGAGCCCCAACAACCACTGGCTGGACGCCACCTATCAGGCATGCGTGGCGGGCAGCCTGCACGGTATCAAGCTAATCGCCGGGGCTTCCGTGGCTCCCGTTCGACGGCGGCAAATGAACCAACCGAAAAACAATCTAATCCAACGGCCGGGCGGCTGGCTCAAGGGGATGCAGTGAGCAGTAAGCGAAAAAATCAATCGCGGCTGCCCGACTGCCCCTTCTGCCACCCTTTCGAGCACAAGACGACCTGTGACGCGGGCGGGCCCAACGTGTTTCGCCTGCGGTGCAAGCGTTGCGGCTGGACCTGGACCATTAACATTCGAGATAAAGGTAACAAAATATGGGCAGAGGTGTTGAAATCGGCGAGGGGACCCGTCAAGAAGTCGTCCGGCTCCTCAAGGCGGGCTGCACGTACCGTGACGTCGCCTGGCAAATAAACATCGGCATCAGCACGGTGGCGCTGGTCTACCTGCAATTATCAGAGCGGGAGCAAAAGGCCGTGCAAGCTGTCCGCGAGCGGCGGCTTAATCGGATGATGTAGGGATCAGAAAACAAGTCACGTCGGGTCGAGTCACGTCAAGTCACGTCACGTCATGTCAAGTCGAGTCCAGTCGAGTCCAGTCTCGGGGATAATTGAATGAGACCATCGGGTCTCGTCGGGTCGGGTCGAGTCATGTCAAGTCATGTCACGTCAAGTCGTGTCACGCTTTCATTAAATCAATCAGCTTCCTTGGATCGGGCTGCGAAAGCCGCGAATCCTTGATCTCCGTTAGCCGCTTCCGAAAGCCACCGCTGGCACATAAGTGAATCATACTGGCGGTGGCCATGTTGACGCGGTGCTCGTCGCGGGTGTTGCCGTCGAGTTTTTCGGCGTCCACCGTAGTGGCCACGTGCAAGGCCCGCGTGGTTTGTCGTCGGGCTCGGCCGAGTCCCGATCTAGTCTCCGTAACCCGCTCGGGATCCGTCAAGCAGGCCCAAGCCTTTCTTTCTCGGCACCAGCGCCAGACGATACCGTGGACTTTTTCCACGTGGCGAATGGCGCTGTTGACGTTGCCGTATCCGGGGCCGTGAACCGAGCATTCGCGAGTCACGATCTCGCTCATCCGCTGGCGTGTGACCGTATCGCCCGGCTGGCCATTCTTTAGGAACTCGACTGCCCACCGCGTGAAGGGCGACATTTGGCCGGGGGCTAGTCTGTTGAATTCGGGTGTTACCGTGCTCATGTTTTTCTCCTTGTGGGTTAGAAATTGAGTCGCGTCGCGTCGCGTCGCGTCCGGTCTCGTCTTGTCTCGTCCTGTCTCGTCAGGTCTCGGGGATAATTGAATGAGACCATCGGGTCTCGTCGGGTCGCGTCATGTCAGGTCGTGTCGTGTCCGGTCAAGTCAAGTCCAGTCTCGGGGATAATTGAATGAGACCATCGAGTCTCGTCGTGTTGGGTAATGTCCTGCCATGTCGAGTCGCATCCAGTCTAGTCCGGTCACGGTTAAAATTACAAATGAGACCATCGGGTCGAGTCAAGTCTCGTTACTCATCGCTCATTTCATAAGACTCAAAGTTCTCCACGGCAAACCGCCCGTTGATGCCACCGTTCTCCACTCGCATGGAACCGAAGCCAATGAAGCGGCCGGCCGCCTTCAAGTGCGATTCCATCAGGTCGGGTGTAATCTTATTGTCGAAGATAAAAATCTTCGCTTTGGTTGCCCACTTGTCGATTGTAGGAAACACTCTCTCGACTCGCTTACCTGCACCTCGTACCCCTGTAGAGGGTACGAACATTGGTCGACCGTCGATTTTCTCAATGGTCACCGGGCCACCGTCACCGTTAATGAGCATAAGGCGGTCGGCCACCATGATTCCTTGTCGAAAGCGGGCAGTGTAGTTCTTTTTCCCTTCGCCTGGGATCTTCTTGCCTAGCCACTTGGCGGACGATTCAAGAGCGTTTTTCAGGGCAAAGGGCTGAATGAAGGCGTTTCCCTTGTCATCCATGCGGACCTTCTTGGGCCATGTGCGGTGCTCGTAGGCCTCGTGTGTTTCGTCGTCCAGCTTCGGTTCGCTCACCGGGGCGCCGAAGACAAAATCGGAAGCACCCACTAAATCGCATTCACAAACTAGCATTTCAGTCTCCTTGAGTCTGGGGTTGGGAAATAGAGTCGCGTCGCGTCCGGTCGAGTCTCGTCTTGTCATGTCTTGTCTCGTCGCGTCAGGTCTCGGGGATTATCGAATGAGACCATCGGGTCTCGTCGAGTCCCGTCATGTCTCGTCCAGTCCAGTCAAGTCGCGTCCCGTCACGTCATGTCGTGTCCGGTCAAGTCGCGCAAACCCTCGACGGGCACAATTTTCAGCTACTACACAGGAAAGAGGCCACGCCGAGGGCGTAGTGTTTCATGACGTGTAGCAGCGTGCCTAAATCCTATCTAATTCATGATTCCCGTCAACATGTCTACAGAAATAATTCCGATGTAGTCAAATCAGCCCCACCCCCCTCTTGACACCCGCAAGGTTTGAACAGCAGCCCTGAAAGCATGGGTGACTACTCAACATCCGCTGCGGCTGCATTGGCGGCCCTCAATAACTCCACCGACGGTGGTTTTGTCGAGGAGTACCGCATCGGTCCCGAGCACGTCAAACGGGGAAAACTCGTCGACCAGATCAAAGCAGCCGCCATGTTGGAAGGCTTGGCGGCGCGTCGCTCTCGTGGATTGCATAACGTCGCTAAATTCACGGAGGCCAGACCGTGATTGGCGAAATCTTCGACAAGGCCGTCTCCGTGTTCAATCCCTCGATCGCCGCTAAGCGGGCTCACGCTCGAAATGTCTTCAAGAAGATCACCGAGCGGGGCTATGACGCGGCCAAACGGGACCGCACCAACAGCCGCTGGGCCACCGCAAATCAATCCGCCGACCTGGAGATGTTCGCGCAGGCCGACTTCGTTCGCGGCCGCGCGCGGGACCTGGTAAGAAACAACGCCTATGCCAAGGGAATTCTGCGCGCCATCGTCCGCAACGTGGTGGGACGCGGCATCATGCCGCAAGCCCAAATCGAGGGCCGCGAAGAACTCAACGAGAAACTGGAGTCGCTGTGGGCCAAGTGGTCCGATGTGGCCGACGTGACGGGCCGGCTCTCATTCCCCGAAATTCAACGGCTGGCGCTGTGGGAAGTCCACGAAGCGGGCGAGTGCCTGATTCACTTCGTCAAATCCGACGACCGAGGCCGGCCGCTTCCACTGGCCATCGAACTAATCGAGGCCGACCGACTGGCCGGCGACGAAACATCGATCCGCCTAGCCCGTCGCACTACCGAAAACGAAATCCGCCGGGGAGTCGAACTCGACGACGCCGGACGGCCGATCGCCTATTGGCTCTATCCGAGTAACCCAAATGATGTCAACACGCGATTCCACCGGCCCGAGCGACACCCGGCGGAGAACTTCATCCACCTGTATAAGCAGGACCGCATTGGCCAGACGCGAGGCATGTCGAGCTTCGCGCCCATCGTGCTATGGCTCAAAAACCTGCATTTCTACACCGAAAACGAACTACAAGCCTCGGCCGTCGCTAGTTGCTTCACCGTGGCGATCAAAACAATGGGCGGACCAGTGGACGCTCCACTGGACGACACCATCGACTTGAGTTCATCCGACGCCGACGGCAACGCCTTTGAATACTTACAACCGGGCCTGGTGACGCGACTATTCCCCGGTGAAGAGCTGGAAATGGTCAACCCCAGCCGCCCCAACGCGCAGGCGGACGCCTGGATCAACCTCATGCTCCGCAGTATGGCGGTCGGCATGGGGCTCTCTTACGAGCGACTGACCCGCGATTACTCCTCGACTAACTTCTCGTCGAACCGAGCCAGTGACTTGGAAGATCGCCGCGAATTCCGGCCCGAGCAAGACTGGCTAATCCGCGCGTTATGCGTGCCGACCTGGCACCGCTTCCTCGAGCAGGTGGTGATTGAGGAAGTAGATGCGGAACTACTCTCGGCCATCGAACTGTTAACCGACTTCGACGGCCTAACCGCCCACCGCTGGCAACCGCCCGGCTGGGAGTGGGTCGATCCCAAAAATCAAGCCACCGCCAACCATCAAGGATTGGAAGACAACACCACAACTTTGGCGGAAATATTGGGCGAACGGGGCATCGACTGGCGCGAGACGCTCCAGCAAAAGGCCAAAGAAAAAGAACTAATCGAGGAATTGGGGCTAGAGCCTGATGAAGAAGAACAGAGCCTGGAAAATGAACCTGAAACTGCTACGGCGTGAGCAACAGTCGGCAGTCGCCGACATCGCGGTGCGAATCGGCAAGTCGGGAGGAAACTCCAGCACCGAGGAGCGCAGTATCGACGTGGTGCTGGCCACCGAAGAGCCGGTTCCGGTTGTTGACCTTCAGCGAATGGCGATCGTGCCCGAGATCCTACTCATGGACGGAATGGAGTTCGGCAAGCAGATCCCCATCGTTGACTCGCACGACAGGACGTCGGTTCGCAATGTGCTGGGCTCGATTCGCAATTTAAGGATTGAGGACAGCCAGCTCGTGGGCCGCGCTTTCTTTGGTCAGAAAGAGGCAGCCCGGGAAGTTTTCCAGGACATCGCGGACGGACATACAACGGACTTCTCGGTCACGGCAATGAGGAAAGACAAGGAATTCGTGGAACGCGGAGAAACTCGCGTTTTTGATGGCAGGACGATCCAGGGACCCGCGCGAGTAGTCACTAGATCGCGGGCAATCGATGGCTCCGTCGTGGCCGTGGGGGCCGACCCAAATGCAAAAGTTATACCTTCGTCAATCATGCGGGAGTCACTCGACCCCGCTTCACTATTGGAGGAAAAAACCGTGGAAAAGCTAATCGAACTTTGTCGAGCGCAAGGCATGCCCGAAGACGTGGAGGGAGCCGCAGTGTTTGACTGGCTGGAGCGGTCACTCAATGATAATCCCGCTCCAGACAACCTGACGGAACTAATTACGGCCGTCAGTGAAGCCAAACGCAGTCTGAAAGCGGCAGACCCGTCGCCTGCGCCAACCGAGCCCGAAGACCCGGACAACTCGGCAGACGTCACACGCCGCGCTCTCGCCATCGTCAACCTCTGCGACGAAAACAACATCGACGCCGCGCAGCGTAACAAATGGGCGGAATCCGATCTGACGGTCGACCAGGTGGCCCGCAAGATCCTGGAGGGCCGCTCCGAGGCGGACGATCCGGCTGGATTGGGACGCGTGGAATTCGTCGAATCCGAACTCGACAAGGTTTCTCGAGGCATGAGCGATGCACTCATATTGAGGATCGCGAAGGCTTCGGGGGTCGATCCACACAAAGGTCTCAAGAGGGCGCGTGGTGAACATACGACAGTGGCAGGCAGTAACTCGCAAGAGTTCGCTGGTGGCCACATCGATCACGTGGCTGTGGAGAGAAATGAACACCTCATCCAGCAGTTGACTAAGCCGAGCGAATTCGCCCGCGATTTCCGTTACGCAAGTCTATTTGATATGGCCCGCACGATGGGTGAGGCCCGTGGCCTCAATCTAAGAGGGCTCCCGAATACGGAGGTAGTTCGCAGGGTGATTGGGCTGCCTGATTTGACCACCCGCGCCAGTGACGGAGCTGCCTTCAACACAACCGGCGGCTTTGCCAATCTGATGCTCGACGCCACCAACAAGACGCTACTGGCGGCGTTCGACGAAGTGGCCGTGACGTACCCGATGTGGGTCCGACAAGCTCCCAGTGCGTCCGACTTCAAACAACTCAATCGGATTCGCTTCGGCGAACTTCCCGATCCCGAAGTCGTGCACGAGAACGCGGAGTACCCGGACAAGACGGCGGGTGACGAGCGCGAATCCTACCGAGTAGAAAAATACGGTGAACTGTTCTCGATCAGCATGGAGGCCATCATCAACGATGACCTCAACGCCATCTCGCGTATCCCGCAAATGCAGGGCAACGCCATGCGGCGAAAGATCAACAAGGTCTGTTACGGCATCTTGACCGCCAACGCGGCGCTCGATTCGGACAGCATTGCATTGTTCCACGCCAGTTCGCACAACGCCAACCTCGACACGGTGGCGCTGGCTACGGCTGCCCTCAACACCGGCTACACGGTGATGATGACGCAGGCGGGCGTGGAAGCGGGCACGATCCTGAACATCACTCCTCGATTCCTGATCGTTCCGGCCGCATTGGCTGCTACCGCGATGACGATTATCGGTTCGGTGGGCGACCCGTCCAATGTGGCTGCGTCGACTGAAGATGCGTCCCGTCCGAACTTCTCCAGCGCGACGGTAAACCTTTACGGCCCACAGGGCATGCGACCGCTAACCCTGGTCGTGGAAGGCCAACTCGACGGCACAAGCACGACCGGCTGGTACTTGGCCGCAAGCTCCTCGCAAATCGACACGGTCGAGTTGACGTTTTTGGAAGGCGAAGAAAGTCCAGTCCTCTCACGCGAGGAAGCCTTCACTACCGACGGTGTGAAGTTCAAGATCCGCCAGACGTTCGCCAGCAAGGCGATCGACTATCGCGGACTTTACCAAGGAAATACGTAGAAAGCGGTGCTATGGCACGAATTCATACGACTCAGGAACTTGACCCGCATCCGCGACTCACGGAGGTGCGGGCCGCAATAGAAACGGCATGTAAATGCGGCCGCGCCAAGGCTGCGGGAATTGCCAATGGTTTATCGCATGAGAAGTGCGACCTAATCCTGAATCTCGCCTCGATTGACGATTGGAAGGCAATTCGCCGACTCACGATTGGCCCCAAGAAGGGCGAGCCGCCACCGCCAGAAGTTGCGGAAAAACCACGTACGAAACGACGAGGGAGCCGGCCCCTTTAGAAAGATCGGAAGACAAGCGGCTAGGCTGATCACCGAACGGCGTGGGACCGAGACACGCCCGCCGCTTTTAACTCACTCGGTTACCGCCCGCTCGGGGAGGGTATGTGCAATGACTAATGTCAGGAATTCAGAACTTTTGGTGTTTCGAGGATGACTTTATCGGTGGTGGTATCTTTGGGACTTCGGCTACGGCGTTCGACCCCTGGGTTATCACCGACACATCGGCCGCCGGTACGCCGACTTACACGCGACTCGACCACGGCGAAACGGCCGGTGTATTTCGTCCCGGCGTGGCTCGGCTTTTGATGGCGTCCAATGTAGAGGCCGAAAACGTCTGCTTGTCATTTGGAGACAAACTCTGTTTCGACATCGACAAAATCCAGGGTTTCGAGTGCGCCTTGCAACTAGTCCCTGGCGGGACGCTGAAAGACGCCACCACGACCCTGGCTTGGGGTCTGGCGGGCGACCGTAACGACGCCATCGACACCATCGCCATCGCGGCCTTGTTCCGCCTGGCGGATGGCACTGCGGTCAATACGGTGGTTGTCGAATCGGACGATGCCACCAACAACAACGACGATGTGGCCACCGGCCAGTCTCTCGTTGATGGTGCAACCAATACGAACGTCGGCTGGCATCGATTCAAGATCGATTTCAGCAACGGCAAAAAAGATGTCCGCTTCTTTATGTCGGACAGCAACGACAACGTAAGCCGCGTGGCCGCTGGAACGACGTTTGATATGTCGAACTACTCGGCCGGTTTACAGCCGTTCTTCCAGCTTCAGAAAACGTCGGACTCCAACGTGGACGCCGTCGAGATCGACTACGTCAAAATCTGGGGGACTCGATAATGCCTAGCTACGATCCCCGGCATGAATGGGAATTCTTCGATGATTTTCTGGGGGGTGGAACCTTCGGGGCTACCCCCACGGCGTTCGACCCCTGGGACATCACCGACACGTCGGCCGCTGGTACGCCAACGTATACGCGACTCGACCACGGCGAAAGCACGGGCGCGTTCGCCCTGGGAGTTGCCGAGCTGTCGCACGATACGCAGGCCGAGGCCCAGAACGTCTGCCTCTCTTGGGGCGACAAGTTGGCGCTGGACCTTGACAAGATGCGGGGCTTTGAATGCCGTATCCGTCAAGGTCAGGCCACTGCGGATGCCACGACTCAGATTGCCTGGGGCATGTCCGGCGACCGTAACGACACCATCGATACGATGGCCGTGGCTGCGATTTTCCGGATTGTTGGCGGAGACTCCACGACGAATATCGTTTTGGAAACCGACGATGCCTCGGAGAATAACGACGACATCGCCAGCGGCACAACGCTCGTGGCCGCTTGGAAGATTTGTCGGATTGATTTTACAGACAAGACGGACATCAAGTTCTACGTGAACGACGCGCGCGTGGGCAGTGCAACTACCTTCGGCATGGCCAACCACACGGGTGGTGTTCAGCCATTCTTTCAGTTGCAGAAGGCCTCGGACGCCAATGCCGATTCTGTGGAAATTGATTACGTCAGGCTGTGGGGGGTGCGGTGACCCTCAAGGAACTCATCGCAAAAGACCGTGACGCGATAATGCTCAACACCGACGAGCTGGCGGAGGACATCACGTATTTGCCCCGTGATGGCCCCTCCCGTTCGGTTACCGCTGTTGTTCAGGAACGCGTTGTTTACGCGGACGTGGGCAGCGAAACGGTAACGCAGCAAGAGGCGATGGTGTACGTCGGTCGCGACCCGACCAGCGACAAGGGCGGAATTGACAAACCACGCATCAGAGACGGAATTCAATTAGCAGATGGCCGCATATTTGGCTTCACGGGTGACCGGGAAAACGTCCATCCTGGGAGTTGGTGGTTGAGATTCACGGCGGACATTCCGGGACGCGCGGGGACGGAACAAAAACAATCGAGATGACATGCCCAGAATTGAAGCCACGGGAGCGCAGGGGCTGAATCTCCACAAGCTGGTTGAACTCGTCGCGGCCAGCAGTGTGTTTCAGGAGAAGCGCGATGTAACGACCGCGGCCCTGGCGGAAAACCATATTTATTGGCCTTGGCTGGAACTTGACGACGGAGCGATCGACGACGCGCGGCCATTCGCCGTGATTGAACAGGGGGGCATCGAGTGGGAACGATTGGCGGGCGGAGGCGAGAACCATTTACTGCCCAGCGGCACGTTGCGGCTGACGTTGACCGACTTCGACCGCTGGGACACGGACTACAAATCGAGCGCAACGGATTTTTTGAATTTTGTGGATGGAGTCATCGCCGACGTGGTCGAGATGGCGGGCTCGGATGACCGGGCGGCCATTGAGGGTATCACGCAGACCCAAGTACCGATGCAAAACGACCCAACTAAGGAACCGGCCAGACGACGTTACTGGTCGACTCAATACGAAGTCAGCTGGAACCCAATTTAATGATCGCGTTGGCATTTACCATCGAAGTCCCCGAGGTCCTGGTTAGCAAGCGGGCTTTTAACCGCGTGCTCAAGGCGGGCATGCAAGGGGCGGCGGACGCCTGGCACGCCAAGATTCTCCCTAAGCATTTCGAGCCGGACGCCAAGCGAGTCTACAAGCATCAGCCGCGAACGTTGGCCTACCTCAGGGGCAAGGCTCGCCGGCAGCGGCTTGTCTCTGGAGATACACGAGACATGCCGAGATCCGTCGTGGAGTCGCTGACAACCGACCTGGTGAGCACGGGCAAAATGAAGTCCGCCATGATGCGGTTCAAGATCGTCAAGGCATTCAAAACTCGATTCACGGTCCGCATGAACGCGCCGTTTTATATGACCATGACCCCCAACCGATTCAAGGGCTCGAATCAGCCGCATAAATTTGGCGAGATTGAAACCACCACGGCCCGCGATATCGACATTATCGAAGACGCTTACGGCGAGGCGGCGGCCAAGCAGCTTCAACGCGAATTCGACAACCCCCGCGCGCGGAGGAAGGTATAAATCATGGCTGTTGCCAACGCTCATGTACTACACGGCATCCTTAATGGTGCCTCGTTTATTTCGCAAGTCACCAACGCCCGCGTGAGCCCGCAGATTAACGAGCAGGTTTCCTTCGCGGCCGGTCTGCCCGTTCCGCTGTTTGTGGGGAATCTTGGCCAGAATCCAGATATTACGTTTGATACCACGCAACTGGTGACAATCCTGGATTTAGTTAAAAGCAGCACGACGCCGATCATCAAGGACCTGTCGGGCGCGAACACGGACTTGTACTTCAAGGTCGTCGCCGAGCGGGGGACGCGGACGGCGGACGCCAGCCTGGCGCATCTCCGTTTCCGGGCTGCCGAAGCTGTGCTTATCTGCAATCAGATCACGGCCGGGCACCAAAGCGAGGCCAGTGCCTCCTGTCGAATTGCCCTGCCCTACGACGGCACAAATGAACCACTCGTGCCAGCCGGATCGCTGGCCTTGGCAGGCACTCCCTCAGCGGCCACGCACTTTGTCGCCGGACCCGTGTTTATTAACACCGTCCAAGTTACCGGCATCCAGGATATCACGATCGATTTCGGCTGGCAGCTTTTCGAGATCGGCGGCGGCGGGGAATTATACAACACATTCCTGGCCGTCCAGTCACAAGCCCCGAGCGTTACGATCACAACCACGAACGTCCCCTGGCCTACCTACGGGCTCAATGGGACGGCACTGACGGCCCTCTCGGTCTACCTTCGCAAGGTCTCGGCAACCGGGCGGGTAGCCAATGGCACGGCTCAACACATCAAGTTCGCGGCCACGGCCGGTGATATTTTTATCAGCGACACCACGAGCGGCAATAACGACATGGCCAGCACGACGATCCGCATGCCGTTAGTGGCGCCCAGTGCGACCGGCGACCCACTTTCCATTACTTCAACCGCAGTAGCGATCACGTCATGAGCAACAATATCGAAGCCGAAGCGGCCCGGAACCGAGAGGCGACGAAGCGCGTGCTTACTCCGTTTGAAGTTCGCGTGCATGCACTGGCAAAAGAGGAACGGATTACCAAAGCTGCTGCCGCGGATCGAATTCGCCAGCAAGATGCGGAAGAGGATGAAGCCGAAGCGGAGCCCCCAACCACAGAATGAGAGACAATGTCCCAACCTTTATATTTCCTCCCGGATCTTCGAGCCTCACACCTGGCCCCTGGTAGCAAGCTCTCGCGAGCTATTCTGGCCGAGCGTGGCCTCGACAAAGTCTTCGCCGATGTTGTCGGCACCGAAGCCGATTGTTCAGTGTCCGAGCTGCGGGGCACAGGCCCCGACAATCTGCCCGGTGCGATTCTCTGCTATCAAAATCCAGCCGGCGAGATGCCGTCCATGCTGGGCTATTACCCAGACAAGCAGACCTGGCACAAGTGCCGCGACGGTCAGTTTTACATCGGCATCGATAATGTCCGGCCGCCCAGTCCCGAGGACATGGCCCGCAAGAAACAATGCTCGGGCTATCCCCTGGAACTAGCCGGCGGTGAGCCGTGGACGATACCAATCATCCGCCGGCCCGACGATTCGTCAGAGCTTCCCAAGGATATGATCCTCAACGGCGATGGTCAGATTAAGCAGCCCATCAAGGAAGCCTACTTAAAATACTGGGAGTCGACAGCGGAAGTCTGCCGCTGGATGACCGAGGAAACCGATCTGACGGAGTTGCTGCCCCGCGCGTTGGCGCTAGCCGTGGAGGCGATGTCAATTAACTATCGCTACGGAATCGAAGAACAAAACGTCTGCCGGCAGATTGACAGCGAGAATTACTTGGCACTACTGGCGTTCACAATCGACTATCCCAAGATCCAGCAAGAGCTTGATGCGGCCGAAGACGCAAAAAAAAAGGAAACGGAGAGCATCGAGCCTGGCGAGCCGGACTCCTCCGAGATTACCGACCCAGTCGAGGCGACCTCTTCCTCTTAGGTTATTGATATGGCTGTAACATTAAAGGGAAATGCCGATGTAAAAAACATATTGAAGGAGATGGGCCGTCTTGAGCGCGAGATGGCGAAGCTTGGGAAAGAGAACCAGAAGCTAAAAGAAACTAGTAAAAAAGCGACAATCGAAGCCGCGGGAGGATTTGGAAAACTTAAGAAGTCAGTCATAGCAACGGCGTTGAGTTTTGGAACTGCTCAAGGTGCTATTACTTTATTCAAGGATGCCATAAGGGCAATGAGACATGAAATAGACGGGGCAAAAACTTCTCTTGATGGCCTTCTGAATTCGAGAATATTATTAAATCAAGTAGCATTAGACGAGGCCGATAAAGCTCGATTGAACGCAAGAGCGGAAGCGGATGCGGGTGAATTCGGAATATCACGAGAAAAAGCAAGGCTGATACAATTCCAAGGTAGGTCGCAGAAGTTTGAAAAAGACACTAGGTTCATATCGCGTACACGAACAGCGATTGACCCATTGTCAGCGGCAAAAGTCGGTGGTCAGCTGCGCAAGATTTTCGAGGGAGATGTAACACTTAAGCAAGCTGTTAATCTGGGATTCGTTGCGTCGGGTCAAAGTAGATTGAATTTTGAGGAACTAGGCCAGGCTCTCCCGATTGCTGCGGAAGGTGCGGCACTTACTGGAACCTCGGCCGTTGAGACTCTAGCACTAGCGGGCGTTTTGCCGGATGTGTTTGCTTCTGGGCAGACAGCCGGGGCACGTATTAGAGGGCTGGGAACTGCGTTGAGTCTCAGTAAAAAATTTGGTGGAAAAGGAATTTTGGGTGGCATTGAAGCGTTAGAGGCGGCACCGGAAGCGGAGAGAAAAAAATTCTTGGGTGAAAGTCAAGAGCGGAACCAGGCCTTCCAGTTAATCGGCAATGCACGTGAAACAATACGCGAGCGGATAAAACTTTTAGAGAAAGAGAAATTGCTGTCCGGTACTCCGCAATCTGCCCTAAATAGGGCAATCGTTCGAGGTGAGAAAGACCCCGCAATAGGCGGCGTTTTTGATGTCAGGGCGGCACGAAATAGAGCTGAATTTGCCGTCGAAAAACGAGCAGGCGGGAGAGGAGCCAGAGGCGATATAGCCGTTGCCGAAGTATCCGAGCGTGAAGGTGAAATCAATGCGGCTATTGCTCGTGGCGTAGAGATTGGGTTTGGCGCGGCGGGCGTGAGAACGGTCGATAAGTTCATTAATTCTCTCCCCGGTGGTTCAGGCAGTCTTATAGGGATAGAGAACGTATTGAAAGATATACGTGACAATCAGAAGACAGCCACACCGGCGGCGAATCCTGAAGGTTAGTTTTTCGTGAAGTGTATACCAAGCAAGCAGAGAATAAACGAGCACAACCAGATAGAGCAGGCAATAGATCCGGTAACAGACAGGCTACCTACAGTTGAAGCGTAGGCAATTGCCAGTGAAGCTACAGCAGCACCGTTAAACCAATATCGCATGCAACGCATAAATGGCACTCCTAGATAACAAAATCGGGACCGAGGAATTTGTCTCTATTATAGGCACATGGATACCCCCAGCGGAACAGGTGGAGGTAGACCAAAGGCCGGGCGTGGACGGTACGCAAGTGACCAAGGTAGGCAAAAAGGGCCGCCCTTTCACGGTTTTGACCCGTGTGGACACCAACGATTATCCAGCGGCACATGACGCATTACAGCGATATCAGGGGCTAATTGACGGGGAACCGATCACGATGATCCAGGGTGGCGTGTCGTCGGACACGTTGGGTTTCAAGGTGCAAATACTTGACGTACAGCCCAGACGAATCCAGGCGATTAAGAATCCCAGCGGCGCGGGGGCTAAATCGTCCGACGGAACGGGCTGGATCGAAGCCGTTTGGCAGCTAATTGGAATTGCAAATTAAAGGTTGGGCGGGCGTCGTCGCGTGATCTCCTCCGCGGCGGCGCCCCATTTGAAAAAGGATATACGAAATGACAGTAGACGCAACAATTACGATGGGTTTGGTTGCAACGGAAACCCTATCGACCAATGTTCCGGCGGCAAAAAACCCGGTTATCAGACACGACCAATTTGACTTGTCGGTGACCCTCAAGTCGACGCCGGCACCACCCGTTACCAAGACGTCAGCCAAGACATACGCACTCGTGGGAGGGGCGCTGACGATCGACCTAACGGCGCTCAGCGGCACGAGCAACGAGGCGGTTGACGGAACTGGCTTGAAGGTGCAGGCCATCAAGATAAAGAACACCGGCACCAACGCCATGACGTTCGTCCAGGGGGCAGCTAACGATTACGAACTCGTGGGTGCCACGTTCTCGTTCACGTTGCTGGCTGGACAACATGCCATGTTTTACCTGAACGACGCCGCGCCGGACGTGGGCGCGACGGATTCAGATATTGACGTCTCCGGTACGGGCACGGAAACATTCGAGATGATTCTGGTAATGGGCTAGTATGGCGATCCTCGACCACCAATCACACAAAGTCTACACTCGCTTCTCGTGGGCCGATGCCTGGGAGCAAATCCCAAATCTGTTCGCAGACACGGTCATGGAGGCGGCGTCTCCCCGTCTGCCTCGGGCTACGTTTAGCTATCGGTTCGGAAACGTCAAAGCATACAACGCCGCGACATTCGCCACGGTCCCCAGGATCGACTACCTCAATTGGTACGTCAAGGTCGAGATCAGTCAACCCGACGGGGCGGCGGATCGAATTTGGTACGGCGTTATTACGGAGGAGTCAATTTCCTTCGACGGCGATGAATTTGGCATTAAGCCAGAGCAGGGCACGCAAAACTATACGGCGTTTGGGCTGGAATATTTGCTCACGCGCAAGGTGATCGATTCGTCTGTCGTGCGAACGGCAACTAATCCAGAACTAAGAATCAACCGGGCCATTGCTTTCAATGCGGGTCAGGGGACAGGGAGTTCCACGGAACGCCGGGGTAACCAAACGGGTTTTGGTGCTTTAGGATTCCAAGTGTTCGCGGAATCATTGGACGAAGCTATCGAATGGGATGCTTTTGATATAATTCACTACCTGCTAAAATTCCATGAACCTACTGATGCTTTCGGCACGGGTCCGCTGCTATGGTCGCAAACAAGTGGAAGTCAAGTATTCGGACTCAGGTACGATGTCCCCGTAATCCACACACAAGGAAAGACAGTAAAGCAAATCCTCGACCAGCTAATTAATAAGAGGCGAGGAGTCGGTTGGCACGTTGTTGTGGATGAAGATGCACCTCAGTTTGCCCAAATCCACGTGTTCTCATACAACGAGAGCAATATCACAACCGATGACGGAACCGTAATAGAAGCCAACCCCAATCAAACAACCTGGGACATCGGAACCAGCAAGGTCGTCCAGCAGGCCACCCTATCCAAGAGCGCCTCGCAACAATACGATAAGGTAATCGCCCGAGGAGAGCAGCGGGGAAGTTGCTTCACGCTCGACAACGCCGAGAACACGCTCGACGCCGACTGGACCACGGCCCTACAAACGGCCTACAACGCCGGGGGAACTGGCGCCAGTGGACGGCTATCGAAGCAGGATCTCAATCAGCTTTACCGCAAGACGGACAAATTCAAGCGCGTCTATCGCTACTTCCGCGTCGGAACCGATTGGAATGGAAAGGTTAATGCAAACGCGAACGCGGCCATGCCGGTTGTGCAGGGTTTTGCGGGCGTACTAGACACCGTCTCCGAACCTTTCTGGCTGCCCGGACTGCGGTTCCAGCCTCGATTGCCGCTGAAGAGCGACCACGATTATACCGGCGACAACATTAAGGACGGCACGGTCACCGACGGTACGCCAGCCGCCAGCGAGCCCGAATTCCTCCGCCCATTCGCCACGATTCTAGATGGCACTCGCAATTACCAAATGGACAGGATGGGCAAAGGCGACACATTCGACACCGTACAAGAGGCTGGCGGACGGCAGTGGTCGGCCAGCCTACGCATGCAAGACGACCAGCCGGGCATCATCGTCGACGTACAGGGTTCAATGCAGCACGCCATCGCCAACGTGGAGTTCGCGGCTGCCGACGCCGATGATACGTCTGACTTTAAGGCTGATCTAGACTGGCACGATATGCTCATCACCGTATTCGTGCTTAGCGATTCCTTCGCAGAAGGTGCCTTCCCCGACCCACTACCCCCCACGCCCGGAGACCAGGAACGGACACTCAAAATAAACGTTCCCGGTGCTCGCCTGGACTACGTGGCTAAGGCCACCGTGGTGGGCATCGCCAGTGACGGAACACTGTTAACGACCAACGGCGGATTCGTCCAGGATGACCGGGTCTATCTGCGCGAACTGGCGCGGCTGGCCTATGAGTGGTACAGCGTCCAGCGGCACGTCATCGACGTCACGGTCCGCGGCATGGACCCCACGTTCACGGTGGATGACTTGATAACCAGCATCGGCAACGCGGTCCCGGTCACCGTCAATAGCGTGGTTACGTCCATTACATTTGACTTACGCGCGAACACCTATCGAATAGAAACCGATTTCGCAAACCTGGATGTGGTGGGACTATGACGCGCGGGACATCTTCAGAGCGAATTTCGGAACTCGAGCGACAGCTTGCCGAGGTCAAGCGGCAGATCCTCAACAGCGAGCAACGCCCGGCAGCTCCGCTGCCACAACCGGCTGGCAAGTACACCGCCCAGCCCGTCGGCACTGTTGCGGCGGAACAAAGCGGCACGTTCACGATCTTCGCTTTTAACGGCACGAGCTACGTCACTACCGGCAAGACGCTCCAGGCGGTCAACCTGAGCGATCACGACATGGTCAATCCAGAAGACGTGGTACTGCATTTCATGCCTGATAAGCGTTGGTATGCGGTGAGGCTGGATGATGATACCACCACAGGAAGTATAGCCTCCTGGCTCTTCGACGCCTCGGCAGTACCCGGTGGTGACGGCCCGCAGACGATTGTCGATGGCAATACGATGTTGTTCGATGACACCGACAACATCGTCTGGGAGACCGTAAACACTGACCGGATTCATGCCACGCTATCTGGGAATCTATTTGCGGTTAATCCTGGCGGTTCAGGCTCTGGGGCCGGGTTCAGTATTAGCGTGTCAGAAGTCTGGACGTTCACGCCGGGCACGGGCATTGCTATTGTCGTGGACACGGAAGACGTTTCCATCTCCCTCTCGGGCGAAACGCCGCTCACCCAGTGGCCCGTTGACGCCACGGTCTCGACATCGGACTACATTATCTGGTCGGATATTTCGGGGGCCCCAGAAAGTATTGCCAGGACGACACCGGGCGACCTATTCGCCCTCTACTCAATCACGCCCGGCGTGGGCCTCAGTGGATCATCGGCCCTGGCCCTGAATACCTCGCCCACGTTGACGCTCGATTTGAATGAGTTGGCCACGCAAGCCCTGACAACCGTCGGTGGTGATTTTCTGGCGATGGTTGACGGGACGGTCACTAAAAAAGACACCGTCGACAACGTATTGGGTGTGCGGACGATCAACACCACTGGAGGCATCACCGGTGGCGGTTCCTTGAGTGGTGATTTAACACTTGATGGATCAACTGTAGTAGGGACATATAACTGGACTATTTCCGGGGATACCGGAATAGATACGATAACGGATGGAACCACACTGGCGGTTTCAGGTGTCGGGATTGATTCTGCTGTAGGCGTGGATTCTTTGGCGTTGAAGTTAGATTTTGCAAATACCGGAGAATTAGCGACAATTGGAACTCCAGTTGGTGCGGATTGGATAGCTATTGCTGATGATAGCGATGTGGTTGGTGATGGAAAAATTGTCAATAAAGTTACTGTTGATAATTTATTGGGCGTGCGAGCGATCAACACAACCGGCGGGCTCACCGGTGGCGGCTCGTTGAGTGGCGACCTGACACTCGACGGCAGTACGATCGTCGGCACCTACGATTGGACTTTTGCAGGCGACATTGGCTCTACGGTAATTATCAACGATGCGACGGCCAAAGTTGCCGGAAGCGTTGGCATCGATACCGCGGAAAGCGCGGGCACGGTTACGGTGAGCCTGGACCTATTTGAAATCGCAGCCATCACCCCCACAACCAGCGACTGGATCATACTGGCTGATTCCTCACCGGTGGGTAACGGTTCGGCGACGATTGCTACTGTGTTTGGCCTGTTCTCGATTTCGACCGGTGCCACGAGTGGCCTCAGTGGCGGGGCTGCTCTTAACAGCAATCCGGCACTGGTGCTCGATATTAACCGGCTGAACACTGACCTGCCCGCCACGGGCGACGTGGTGGCCTTTTATGATACTAGCGATCTTGCAACAACCAGCGCCCCGCTGACAGATATCTTTGGCCTGTTTTCGATTACGCAAGGCACGGGGATAACGGTCACCAATCCCGCTCTGGATGATAATCCAACGATTGCGGTCGACGGCACGGTGGTGCGAACGACCAGGACGCTGACCGGGGCGGCGGGAATAGAAATCGATGACGTTCAAACGCCTACTTCAAAAGACTTTTCCGCCAACAGAACGAT